TTCTTCAAAATTTGAGCCTTTTGCATCATTAATCAACATTAAACCTCCGTTGTGTTCCCCACCTTGCGCAAATGCAGGAATTTCTTGCGATGCTACCATTGCTAACTGAACTGCACCAACCGCACCGACTATAACCGACAAAGGTATTCCCGCAAATCCAGTCTTTCCAAGTGTCGCCATAATAGCTTGAGCCGTATTAATCGCAATACTAAACATAGCTTGTCTTTTTTCTGCTTCTGCTTGACGTCTTTGAATCGCTTTTCTTCTATCTTCATATTGACGCTCTATTTCTGCTTTAGCGTCTGCGTTATCCCCTGCGAACTTTAAAGATATGTTTTTTTGTTGTTCAAGTCTTGAGTATTCAGCATTATAACGTGCTTCAGATTGAGCCATTAATGTATTAGTCAATTCCTGCCCTATTTCCATCATAGCCGTTGCAGTAACTTTCCAATTATCGCCAAAGCCGTCAATTTCTTTATTCAATACTTTAAATAAAGTAGGCATACCACTCTCACTGCCGAATTGGTCGTAAAAACCTTTTAGATATTCATTTTGTTTTTCTTTTAATTTGTCTAATATTTCAGCAGTATTAGCCATATTAGAAGTGTCTAATAAAGGCGCTTTTATTACTTTACTTGGGTCTGTTATTAAATCTACAGATTGTTGTAAAGTATCAATTATTAACTGAAAATCTTTATACTCTTGTGATGAATCTGAAACGCTTTTTTGTACTTCTTTATATTTTTTTATTTCATCTTCTAATGTTTCAATCCAACCCTTTGAAGTTAAATTTTGAGCCTCTATTTTGTCCCTATGTTCCTTTTTAGCTTTTGTACCCTTTTTAACTTCATCTGTATTATTTGACAAGGCTTTTGTTTCTGAGTTTAACGCTTCTTGTGATGCTAATAATCTACCTTTTTGAGTTCCTAAAGCTAAACTATATTTTTCAATATCTTTTTTCGCTTGGTTTCTTTTGGCTACATTTTCAGGTAAAAAGTTACTTAAAGATATTTCATTATATTTTTTATAAATCGCTTGAGCTTCTAAAAGTTTTTTATTGTAATCATTAATATTTTTAATAGCGTCTTGTTGCGTTAATTTAGCTATTTCTTGACGTTCTTTTTCATTTTTAATATTAGCTAAATAAGTTGAGGTTTCATTTTGTGATTGCTCTTTAAATCTATCTCTTACACTTCGCCAACTTTCATTAAGCCTAACTAAAGATTTAACCGCTGAATTTGCACCGTCAATAATAGCTGAAAGAAATTTAGTTATACCACCAGAATCAGAATCGTTTAATGTTCTTATAAATTCAGTCCAAGTATTTGTAAGTCTTGTTTGTGATGCTGAAAGACTTTCTACTCTATTTTTATTTTCAATTCCATAGGCTTTCTCTAATTCCTTAGCGAATTTTGGTAATACTTCAGACGCTAAAACTTTACCGTCTTGCATCATTTTACCTAATTGCTTTTCAGTAACACCCATTGATTTAGCCATAATACCAAATGCACCTGGCAAAGCTTCCCCCAATTGACCTTTTAACTCCTCAGCACTTACAGTACCTTTTGACATCATTTGATTAAGTGCCGTAAATGCTCTGTTTTGAGCATCTACACTTAAACCCATAAAACCTGCTGATTTAGCTACACTTTCAAAAATGCCTTGTATTTCTTTACCGCTTATTTTGTCTTTTGCACTTACATAAAATTGTGTAAATTGTTTAGTAAGTCCGTTTATTTCTATTCCGTATTTTTCAGAAATAGAAGTTAAAAACGATTGACTTTCAGCAAATTTAGAATCCGTTTCCGTAACTTGTTTTAATGCTAAATCTAAAGATTGTATTTCTTTAGTAGTACTATAAATATCTTTTGTAATTCCTGCAAATAATGACAAACCACCAACTACACCAAAAGCACCTAACAAATTACCAATACTGCTTAATGCTTGTTTTGGATAGTTACCAACGTTTCTATTGAATTTACCAACTGCAGTATCTGCTTGTAATACTTTTTGATTAAGTTTTTGAAATTCTGATTGAGCTTCTTTTAATTCTCGGTTATATTCATTTTGTGATTGCGCACCGCTTCTGCCTTTTGCTATTAAATCCTGAACACGTCTCGCGCTTTCTGCTTGTTGCTTTGATAACTGCAAATAAGCGCTATTTAAACGTTCATTTGAAAGCCTTACTTTTTCAATTTCTCTTGCTTCTTTATTAGCTAAATCAATTTTAGATTTAGTTTCAGCATTTTCACGAATACGTGTGTTTATTTGCTTTTGTTTTAAAGTTTCAAGTTTATTTGTGTCTGTTAGTAACTTTCTTTCAGCTTCTGTTAGCGACTCAGTTAATTTTATCGCTTCTTTGACTTTGGTATTAAAATCTACTAAACTCTTTGGCGAACCTCCACCATTTAATGTGATTTGAGTCTGATTAATTTTAATGATTTCATCATAAGACTTACCTAATGCCGTGTATAAGTCGTCTAATTGCTTTTGTGCCTGCTTACTTACTATTAATTCTATTTGATTGCTCATATGCTTGTTTTTGAAGTTCTATCCACTCCTTTAAATTAATTTCTTTGCTGTTTAATTTGTATTTCAATTCTAAAATACGACCTACTGTTATAAGTTGCTTTTCGATTGATTGACTTTCTGTATTATCATCTTTTTTAAGTTCAATTACTAAAACTTCAATTTGCGTTTTAATATTTTGCACTTTCTGGCTAATTACTTCAAGTTGGGAAAATATATCTTTTGTTCTATCAATTTTGTAATTCCATTTTTCTAACTCATTAACCAATTCATTGAATTTAGTCAAATTAGTATGTTCGTAATTGTATAGGCATTTTAAAAGCAACATTACACAATTATACTTCCCCTCCAATTTCATAATCTTTGAACTTTTATAAATTCGCTGGATCATTGATTGATTTTTTGATAAAGTCATATACTCATCAAAAACATTTGTCATTACTTTATCTAATCCTTTTTGAGTTTTTAGATTTTTAGTAAAATATTTCAAATCGTTCGTTTCTAAATACTTTTGAAAATTCCATAACGGCAACTCTTCGCAATTCTTATAAATATTGCGAGATGTACTCCAAAAGTTCAGGTTGTATAATTTCATAATTTAGTTTATTTTGGTTTTCTGTTGTTAGTCCGAAAATATTACGCCCGTATTTTCCAATTAAGTCATTTGTTTTGCTATCGTCTGAATCAAAAGACAAAGTCATATCATTAACGTTTATTTTAAATCCACGATAAAACGAACCTGAATAGTTTAATGTTGTTCTGTCAAATGGTTGCCCCAATAATTGTTTTATTTGAATAGTAAAAAAGGCATAAGGTTTTAAATCTAAACCTAAGCTGTCAATACCTTTGTCGTATAATTGCGAACGTCTGTTTAAGTCTAAAATTTCGCTTTCATTTCGTTTAACTATTCCAATAGTTTGGTCCGGTATGTTATCCCGAACATTTTTAACGAAATCCATATAGTCTTTTATAGTTCTCATAGTTTGACAAAAGTACAAAAAAAAAGCGCACCTTAATAGATGCGCTTAATTAACAAAACTAAAAAAATGAACTATGAAGCAGTTACCGATGCTAAATTAGATTTGTATAAAACACTTTCTAAAAGAATAATGTTTTTGTTTAATGTACTGTCAAAAGTCTGTACTTTTAATACTTTCCCAGTTGTAAAAGATGGTACGGTCAAAGTATATTTACCTGCTTCAGTTGTACTTTCCGTCAAAGTTGTAATTGTTGTAACAACTCCATCAACTGTATAAACTAAATCAGTTTTAGCCAATCCACTTAATGATACTTGGTGATTGTCTGCCTTAGTTTTAGCAGTAAATACTACTGATGTACCAGCAACAGTAGCAGGAATAGTAAATACAACATCATTTACACCGTCTAAATCTTCCTGAGCATTGTAATCTAAGTTATCAGAAGTAACCCAAGATACACGCTCATCAAATTCTAAACGATTGATTAATTGATAAGATACTGTTTGAGCATTTGCATCTGCACCATTACTCATAGAGTATTTACCGTTTTGAAACATACCTAAAGTAAAACCTTTGTATTCGCCTGCCTTAGTTTGTGTAAAAATTGCATCTCCTTTTGAATCCCACATAATAAGGTCGTACTGTCTATGACTTGACAAAGAAGTCAAAGCTTTGTGAAAGTTCAAACCATTATCAAACATAACTGTATATTCGTATGGATTTTGACCTCCAACTATTTTTTCTCCCGAACCTGCACGAGTAATAATAGTATCTTCTGCAGTATTATCAGTCATTTCTACAACTCCTTGTAAAATGATTAACTGCCCGTTTTGTTGCAATTCTTGAATGTAAGCTAATTCTAATGAACGTGCTTCATCAAATTTTAAACCTCTTTCTAAAAGTCCTAATGTAGTGACTCTTTTAATGTCTTGTTTGCAGTTTTTTGTACCAGTCCCTAAAACTTCTGATGCACTGCAATTTACTGAATTAACGATTGTAGCTAATGCCATAATTAAAATTTAATTTGTTTTAAACAATTATTTTTGAAATATACGTCTAATTCTAAAATAATAACGTTCCAATTATCAATAGATTTTGAACTTTTGCCGTTATCTTCTGAATAGTTACTAATTCTTTGAATTTTGTATTTATTTCCTTTTATTTCTGTCTGTGTGCTATTAGATAACGCTTTTACAACATTTGCTAATAACGGATTTAACACGTCTTTAAATTCGGTTTCCCAAATTATAGGATTTGTATTTGTTATATGTACTGATTGTTTGGCTATGATTAATTTAACCGATTTTTCAACATTTTTAGTATTTACATTTTCTGCGCTTTCAACTAACCAAATCAATGGATATTTATTAGTTTGTTTTAATTGCGCTAAATATAAATTTAAAGCGTTTTGACTTCCCCAATTGAATTTAGGCTGAAAACCTTGTATTGTTGGTAATTGAGCAAAGATATTACTTAGTATTTCTTCGACTACTATCATAAACCAAAACTATTATCGTGAGAAAAATACTTTAAATTAGGTTCTAGGTAATCTGTTTCGTTGTCTAAAATAAATTCAGTTAACGTTACAAATTGATTATCAGAACCAAACCAATCAACTATTACATTATTTCTACTTTGATAAACTTTAGGAGCAAAAGTAGTTCTATTTTGGTATTCGTTTATAAAACTATTCCAAACACTAACTAACTTCTGATTTGAATTTACACTTATTGAATTTTGCGCATTTACTATTTTTTCGCCAGTTTGCGTAGTAATCGTTACATTTTCTCTGTACCAATTAAAAAACACATACTTTGCCAAAATAGAATGTTTGTAAATCCCGTCTGTATATTTAAGTCCTTTCCATTTATAAAGTTTGCCGTCTTTTGTATATTCTTTTCCGTTAATTAAATCAATCCACTTTTGAGCGGTTAATTTATTAGCGTCAAAATCTTTATACAATTCATAACCTAAAACCAACTGCATTAATTCACGTGCATACTTATCAATATATCTTTCCAAAATAGTCAAGTTATCAGAATCCATTTCATTTAAGTTTGGAATAGATAAATCGTTTGTAAAGTATGTTTCGTCAATTATATACATTTTATTTTTTTTGTTTAGGTTCTACATATTTAGCCACTTTGTCAACATTTACTAAGTGAGAAGCGAGTTGGGAATCACATTCCCAAACATCGCCTTTCAATTTAGTTGCAAAGTCTTTAATAAACTCTACTTTTCGCATTTTATTAAGATGCTAAAGTTGTTAACGCTGCTGAAATAGAAGTAACTTTTCTAAATCCAGTTTTGTCTGCTTCTCTGATTAAGAACGCTAAACGTTTTCTTGCTTTCAAAGTCATCATATCCTCAACAAAATCAGCACCGTTGTAACCTTTAGAAACAACTACACCGCCCATTTCGTAGATACGAGCAAATCTTGAATCACCAACATAAAGAGTGTTAGCTACAACATTATTATCTTCTATAATGTTTAAATTTGCAATACGTGGGTCATTGAAGTTAAACACATAGTTATTAGTAGTGTCTTTTTTCAACTTCATTTTGTTGATGTCGACAATATTCATTGCTACAAAATCAGGTTGATATTTCGCGCCACCAACAGATGTAATATCTTCAGCAGTTTTAATAACTAAATCGTGAATATTTGCGTCTGTAATTCCTGATGCAGAAGCAGTATAAGTAGGTACACTTGATACTAAACCTTTTAAGTTAGTACCAGTGTTATCTCCGATTACTAACTGAGAATCAATTTTATCTTCAACATTTGTAGCTAAAAACAAATTTAATTCGCCTGATGCCATAGTGTCATCTTCAAAAAATTCTTCTGATACTGGTAAAGTATCTCCAATTTTTTGTAAAGATAAAGAGTAACCTTTAAATTTAGCTGTACTTTCAGCAAATGCAACACCCTCAGCAACTGATGCAGCAGCTTTAACTGTTGTAGCTTCGTCCCAATCGATATAACGAATAACACCGCTATGATTACCATTACCTACTGCAATTTTAGGGAACACATCGTACAAACTTCTTCTTTTTCTTTGCAATTGACCTATGCCGTCTAAAAACAATCCGCTTGGGTCTGTTGCAATAGACGCTCTTAATGTATCAGCTTTTAATACAATTTCAGAGTTACCACCTTTTGCGA